GGATAAAAATGAGATCATCCGCTCACCGCACTCAGCGGTGTGCCGGAGTCAGGCCGACCGGCTGGAGCTGAGGCTTGCGCTGTTCGGCTTTGAGGGTACACATTACACGCTCACCTATGATTCAGTCCATCTTCCACGAACCTTTCGGGAGGCTATGGCCACCAAGCGGGCCTTCATGGCCCGGGCGCGACGATTCAATGAAGGCCAGCCCTTTGACTGGGTTACCTGCGTGGAGGGACTGCACGGAGACCACCGCTACCACATCCACCTAGTTCTGCGGTACAGTGATTTCCCGCCGGCCGTGGTGCGCCACCTGTGGCGGGCCGGGGAGGTGGACGACGAGCCGGTGCTCATGCCCACCGGAGGCTATCGCCGGCTGGCAGAGTATCTGACCAAGGAGCGCACCGACGGCATCATCATCCCCATCGGGCGGCGGCCGTGGAACTGCTCCAGGAGTTTGTCCCAGCAGTTGCCTCCACCGGAGCGATGGAGGGATGAGAGCGGCGTCATCGACATACCGGACGATGTGCTGTGGGCCAGGCGAGGCGAGCGGTCCAACTCGTTCGGGGCATACGCATACGCCAGCTACATACAAAGCAATTCTTCTTTTAATCTGTCGCGCGCGCCCGCGTGCGCACTCGCGCGCGATCAATCTTGAAATCTAGTGGAACAATAGACACACGGAGGTGAAACCCATTGCAAGGAGCCCGAGAACGTGGTAAACTAGTCGTAAAGGATGGATACGTGATGTGCCCGTCCTGTAAACTGAGAACGAGCCAAGCAGTCCGTCCAGAGACAAAAGCGATAAACCTGCAGCTCTGGTGTCGCCACTGTAAGGCGACATTCATCGTGGATATCGAGAGTGGCCAGTGCTTTTATAGCCAGTGCCCGACGTAACCCCTGGTCTGGGGAATGTCGGGTGCTGGCTTTTTGTTTCGTCCGGAGGTGTGTGCCGTGCTGCTGAAACTCTGTGCCAAATGCGGGGCGGCGACGCCCAACCACAACGCCATCTGTGACCGGTGCGCGGAGCGCTTGCCAGCGATGCAGCGGGAGCGACATGCAGGCTATGACAAGCACCGCGACCCGGCCAAGGTGGCCTTCTACCGCTCGGCGGCCTGGCGGACCCTGCGCCTCCGGAAGCTGGAGTCCATCGGCTACCGGTGCGAGGAGTGCGTGCGGGAGTGGCAGGCCGGGCTCCGGCGCGAGGAGGACATCGAGCTTGCCACGGAGGTGCACCACATCGAGCCCCTTGAGGTCAACTGGGCCAGGCGGCTGGATATCACCAACCTCAAGGGCGACTGCAAGGCCCACCACAGCGCCGAAGAGAGCCATCACAAGCAGCCCAGGGGCGGGTCAAAAAGTACAGGCGGACGGCGCGCTTGACCGCACGGCCTCTGTTTTGCGGCAAAAACTCCCCGATGGAGGGAAACGTCCCCCGGCGGCCGGGGCGGGATTGGTCTTTTCAGCCGTCGCCCGCGCGCAGCCTGGGCGCGCACGAGACAAAACCGGCCGAAAAAAGGGCAAAAATCGCGCCCTGGAATGTGTCCGACTTGGACACATCGGGCGGGAGAGGAGGATCGTCACATGCCCAACCCACGCGAACCCATCAACATCCTGCTGGCGAAGGGCCGCAAGCATCTGACCCAGGAGGAGATCCAGCGGCGCATGGCCACCGAGCCCACGGCCCCGGCCGACGATATCCAGCCGCCGGACTACCTGTCCAAGAAGCAGCGGGAGGAGTTCTCCACCCTGGCGGGAGAGCTCCAGCGCATCAAGATCATCGGCAACGTGGACGCCGGGGAGCTGGCCCGGTACGTGGTGGCCCATGGCTTCTACGCCAGGTACACCAAGCTCCTGCGCACCCTGCCCAAGAAAAAGCGGGCGCGGCTGCGGGAGCTGCGGGCCAGGCTGGCGGCGGAGGAAGGGCGGGCCGTGGCCGCCGGCGAGGAGATCGACGACGAGGACGTGGCCCTGGAGCTGGAGCGCAGCCTGGCCCTGCTCCAGGACAAGTATTTCACCCAGTGCGAGGCCACGGCCCGGGCCCTGGGGCTTAACATCACCAGCCGCTGCAAGCTGGTGATCCCCCAGGAGCCGCCGGTACCGAAGTCCAACAAGTTCGACCGCTTTAAGAAGCTGGCGGAGGGCGAATGAGGGACCGGGCGACGGCCTATGCCGAGCGGGTGGTCTCCGGCGATGTGGTGGCCGGGGAGCTCCACGTCCAGGCGTGCCGCCGCCACCTGCGGGATCTGGAGCGGCAGGGGACGGACGAGTTCCCCTATCTCTGGGTGCCGGAAAAGAGCGAGGAGATCCTGGACTTTGCCGAGACGCTGACCATCGTGGAGGGCGACGAGCCCCGGCCGGTCCGCCTCTACGGCTGCCAGACCTTCGACCTGGGCGTGCCCATGGGATGGGTCAACCGCAAGGGCTACCGCCGATTCCGCCGCAAGTACAAGTCGGTGGCCCGGCAGAACGGCAAGACCTTCGAGAACGGCATCACCGCCACCTACCTGGCCGGCTTCGGCGGCTACCTCTTCGGCAAGCTCTTCACCGTGGCCACCAAGAAACGCCAGGCCCGGCTGGCCTGGGAGGACGTGGAGCGGTTTGTCCTGGCGGACGGCGACCTGATGGAGTGCTTCCGTATCCAGGACTACAAGTCCCTGATCACCTCTTGGGAGACCGGCTGCACCATTGAGGCGCTGTCCAGGGAGGGCGGTCTGGACGAAGGCTTCCGCTCCATCTACGCCTCCATCGACGAGATCCACCAGCACCGGGACAACAAGATCTACAAGGCCATCTACAACGGCCAGCGGTCGCTGAAGGAGGCCCTGACCTCCATGATCACCACCCGGGGCGACGAGCTCAACAGCTTTTGCTACGAGATGGACGAGTATTGCCAGGCGATCCTAGCCGGCGGCTCCACGGCGGAGAACTTTTTCGTAGACATCTACTGCCTGGACGACGGGGACGACCTCTTTGCCCCGGAGCACTTTCCAAAGTCAAACCCGGTGCTCTGCCAGACAGAGGAGGGCATGGAGACCATGCTGGCCGACGCCCAGACGGCCAGGGACGCCGGCGGCCGGGAGCTGGCCGACTACATCACCAAATGCCAGAACATGTGGTCGGAGAACGCCGACGAGAAGCTGGTGACGCCGGCCATCCTGAAGAAGTGCCGCTCCCCGCTGACGCTGGAGCACTTCCGGGGCGCCTCCTGCTTCGCCGGGCTGGACCTGTCCTCCGGCGGCGATCTCACCACCCTGGCCCTGGAGTTCCAGTGGACGGAGCGGGAGCGGCCCATGTACTACGGCTGGAGCGTCAGCTTCATGCCCCGGGGACGGCTGGAGGAGCACATCAGGAGCGACCTGGCCCCCTACGACGTGTGGGCCCATGACCGCCTCCTGCTGGCCACCGGAAGCGTCCAGGACTTCAAAAATGACTACAGCTTTATCCTCGCTACCCTGCGGGACACCCTGGCCGAGTATGACCTGACCCTCCTGGGGCTGGGGTACGACCCCCACAACGCCGACTGCTTTCTCAAGGACCTGGAGGAGCTGGGGGCGCCTCTGCTGGAGGTAAAGCAGTCCGCCCGGTTCCTGCACAGCGGGACGGAGGAGCTTCAGCTCCTCATGAAGTCGGGGCAGTACCTTTACGACCAGCGGAACGAGCTGCTGGACCTGTCCTTCCGGAACGCCCGCATTGTGCGGAACAGCTTCAAGGAGATGAAGGTGGACAAGGAGGCGGGCAAACGCACCCGGCGCATCGACCCGGTGGACGCGGCCATCGACGCCCATGTGGCGCGGATGAAGCTCACCGAAGATCCCCCGGTGGATCTGGAGCGGGCCATGGCGGAGTATCTGACAAAAATGGGGTGGAATACGTGAACTACATCAAAGAGCTCCTGCGCTGGGCGGAGCCGGGCTACCGCTGGACGCTGGAGACAGCGGGGGAGCTGGCGCTCCTGGCGGGCCGGGGATGCCGGTGGCTGGGGAGGTTCCTGCTGGCGCTGCTCCTGTTCCTGCCGTGGCTGGTGGTGGGCCTTGTTCTGTGGGCCCAGCGCAGGCGCGGAGAAGGGGGTGAGTGAGCATGGGATTGTTTCAGAGACTGGTCCAAAAGACGGGCGGCCAGGCCGCGGCGCCGGCGGACGGAGCGGAGCAGGTGACGCTCAGCCAGCTCATTGACCTGCTGAACCTGGGGGGCGTCCCCCGGAGCAAGCTGAGCGAGGCGACCTATTTTACCTGCCTGCGGGTGCTGAGCGAGGGCGTCTCCAAGCTGCCCCTCAAGCTCATTCGGAGCACCCCGGAGCGGGGGGTGGAGGAGGTGCGGGAGAATCCGCTCTACCGGGTTTTGCGCTACCGGCCCAACCCCATCCAGACCGCCACCTACTTCTGGGCGGACATGGAGATGTCCCGCAACCACTACGGCAACGCCTACGCGGCCATCTTCGGCAGCGGGGCAAGCACCCAGCTCTGGCACATGCGCAGCGACCGGGTGAGCGTGTGGTTTGACAACCGCCGCATCCTGGGCCCGGACGCCCGGCTGTGGTACATCTGGTCGGCACCGGACGGGAGGCGGTACAAGCTGTGCCAGGACGAGGTGCTCCACTTCCGCACCTGGCTGAGCCTGGACGGCATCACCGGGTTGTCGGTACAGGAGATCCTGCGCAGCACCCTGGACGGCAGCCTGCAATCCCAGCAGATGCTCAACTCCCTCTACAAGAACGGCTTTACGGCCAAGGCCGCCGTCCAGTACACCGGCGATCTCAACTCGGAGGCGGAGCAGAATTTCCTGCGGGGCCTGGAGGCGTATGCCACCGGGCAGATGGACGCCACCAAGAGCTTCATCCCCGTGCCGCTGGGCTCCAAAATCGAACCGCTGAACATCAAGCTGACCGACAGCCAGTTCATCGAGCTGCGCAAGCACAGCGCCCTCCAGATCGCGGCGGCCTTCGGCGTCAAGCCCAACCAGGTCAACGACTACGAGAAGTCCTCCTTTGCCAACTCCGAGGCCCAGCAGCTCGCCTTCTTGACGGATACACTGCTGTGGATTCTCAAGGGCTATGAGGAGGAACTGAGCTGGAAACTGCTGGAGACTGCGCAGATGGACCGGGGGGAGGCGGCCCAGTTCAACACGGCGGTGATGCTGCGGGCTGACACCAAGACCCAGATTGAGAGCATGGTGCAGGCCGTGGCCAACTCGGTCTACATGCCCAACGAGGCCCGCGCCTACCTGGGGATGTCGTCGGCCGCCGGCGGCGACCGCCTGATTGCCAACGGAAACGTCATCCCCCTGGAGGACGTGGGGAAGCAGTATGGAAATAGAAAGGAGTGATGGCATTATGGATGCAATCCAGAAAGCGGCCAGGGTGGAGAAGCAGGCCCTGGCCGGGGAAGAGCTGGCCCTCATCAACCGGCAGGCCCTGAAGGAGCTGACGGAGGAGGAGGTCTTTGTGTTCCGGGTGGCCGCCTGCGACAACCAGGTGGACCGGGAGCAGGAGCGGTTCACCGAGGCGGCCCTGGACCGGCTGGCCGAGCTGTATGTGGGGAAGACCGTGATCATGGATCACAGGTGGTCGGCCAACGGCCAGACGGCCCGGATCTACGCCGGGGCCGTGGAGGAGTCGGAGGGCGTGCGGCGGCTGGTGCTGCGGGCCTACATGCTCCGCAACGATCAGACTGCGCCGTTGATCGCCGCCATTGAGGGCGGTATCCTCCGGGAGGTGTCGGTGGGCTGCCAGGTGGCAAAGGCCATCTGCTCCATCTGCGGCACAGACCGGCGGGAGACCTACTGCGGCCATTGTCCCGGCCAGGAGTATGAGGGCAAACGGTGCCACATCGACCTGGACGCCCCCACAGACGCCTATGAGCTGTCCTTTGTGGCGGTACCGGCCCAGAAGGGGGCCGGGGTGATCAAGCATTACGGGGGAAAGGGCGAGCCGGACGGCCCTCCCCGGCTGGGGGAGGAGGCCCCGGCCCTGGCGCTCCGGATGCGGTTAATGGAAGCCAGCCTTGCGCTGATGAAAATGGAGGAATGACAGATGAACAAGAAAATGAAGGCAATCCAGAAGTCGATGCAGGACAAGTTTGCCCAGGCCCGGAAGGCCCAGGACGAGGGCCGCAGCGAGGACGCGGCCAAGCTGATGGACGAGTGTGACGCGCTCCAGAAGGACTTTGAGCTGGAAAAGCGGCTCTACGAGCGGGAGAGGGCCATGGTCCCCGACGAACCGGAGGGCGACGACCCGGGCGACCCGGGCACCAGGAAGGAGATTTCCGGCTTCGCCATCATCGCCAAGCTGCTCCGCAGGCAGCCCCTCTCCGACGAGGAGCGCGCCGCCATCACGCCGGAGCCCGGCCTCCAGAAAGCGCTGGTCACGGGTACCAACGCGGCCAACGGAGAGGCCAACCTGATGCCCGAGGATGTGGACACCAAGATCCGGGAGCTGCGCCGGAGCTACATCTCCGCCAAGGACCTGGTGACTGTGATCCCCACCACCTCCCTCTCCGGCAGCTTTGACTTTGAGTCGGGCGCTGTTACCGGCCTGAAGGACTTTGACGACGGCGACGACATCCCCGACGGCACGGACCCCACCTTCAAGGCGGTGAAGTTCGCCATCGCCCTCAAGGGCATGATCATCCCCGTCTCCAACATCCTGACGGCGGTGGAGACGGCGGGCCTGATCGCCTATCTCAACAACTGGTTCGTCAAGAACGCCATCTACAGCGAGAACAAGGACATCTTTGCCACGCTGAAGGCCAGCAAGTCGGCCAAGGAGCTGGCCAGCCTGGACGCCCTGGGCGAGTCCCTCAACCTGGATCTCGATCCCGCCTGCCTGGTGGGTGGCGTGGTCGTCACCAATCAGACCGGCTGGAATGTCATGGACAAGGCCAAGGACGCCAACGGCCGCCCCATGCTTCAGCCCGACCCCGCCAACGCCACCCGGAAGCTCTTCAAGAACCTGCCCGTCCATGTCTTTTCCGACGCCCAGCTCCCCAACGAGAGCACCAAGGCCCCCGTCTTTTACGGCGATCTCAAGGCCGGCTGCTACTTCGTGGAGTTCGCTTACCTGTTCTTCGACGCCAGCGCCCACGCGGGCTTCGTGAAGAACCGCACCCTGATGCGGGTGATTGAGGGCTACGACGTGATCCAGGCGGACGCGGCCGCCTACTGCTACGGCCTGCTCGACCCTGCGGCGGCCAACGCGCCCACGGTGGATGTGAGCGTCAAGGGGACCGTCACCACCAAGGCCGAGGCGGCAGGCTGAGCGGTGAGAGCCTATGGTGATCACCGTGGAGGAGGCGCGGGCCTACAGCCGTGATTACGAGTCCACCGACGAGGAGATGGCCGCCCTCATTGAAGTGGCCGAGAGCATGATCGACGACGGCATCCGGGACGGCTTTGACCGGGAGAGCCCCCAAGCGAAGATGCTCGCCAAGCTGCTGGTGACGGATCTGGACGACTATCGGGATCTCACGGCGGCGGAGGCCAATTCCATGCGCTATCTGACCCAGAGCCTGAAGATGCAGCTCCGGTACAAGGATGTGTCCAAGTTGGACACATCCGGGGCTGGGGAGGTGTGAGGCA